TTAATAATCGCTTGGTTGTTTGGCATAGATGATATTTAAATAAAAAAGAGGTAACTTTGACGCTAACGCTATCTTAGTTACCTCTACTTAAAGAAAAAGTTATAATTTCGATCACAGAAATTATAATAATTTATTTTACTAAATTTTTTAATTTTTTTCAAATTATTTTTATTTTTTTTTATTTTGGTAGAGATTTACTGCATTCTGGTAGAGATTTACTGCATTCTGGTAGAGATTTACTCATAAAAAAAGCTGATGAATGACTAAAAACATCAGCTTTTTAACAGAAAGAAGATTATATTATGACTATATAATCTACATTAAGATTATAAAATATACTTACTAAAGTCAATTATTTTTTTTCTGGAGTAACATCAATTATATTAACTCCCTCTCCAATTTTTTTCTCTAATTCAACTAACCTTTGTTCTAACTGATCTCTACTCATACCCTCTAAACTAGAATGAGTTATTTCTTTTTTATCAATAAACATGCCCGCCATCTGTCCAGCTCTATACTCAGCGTTGATTGCTCCAGTGTATTGACCTTTCATTTCTGCCCCATCTCTCAGTCTTTCAAATGTTTTGTAGCGTTTTAGTTTGTCTTTTTCATATTTTTCTTGTTCTTTTTGTAATCTTTTCTCTAAATATCTACATACATGAGGGTTTAGATCTGGATTTAAGAGTTTACTAGCCATTTCATAGGGTTTACCATTCTTAGATGTATACCCAGCTTTAATCGCGGCATCGACCCTCTTTATCTGACCCCAATTAGCAACTAGTATATCTACATAGCTTCTTTGTTGCGGTGTTAACTCAGCAGATGTTTTCATATGGTTTTTCTTTCTTGGCATATATCTTATATATACCCAATTTTTAAATTTATTTCTACCTTTTTCCTAAAATTCTATATAGCACTCCCTTACAAACTTTTTTTTTTAAAAAAAAAATTGCAGGACTCAGTCCATAAGGAAATTAATATTTATATAATTATTTGATATTTTTCCTAGTTTTTAGGAATTTTTCCTGAAATTTTCCTAAAACTTATGTCTTAAAAATCCTTGTTTTCTGGTACTTAGAGGTGTATTTTCCTAGTATTCCTAGTTTTTTTCCTTAGAAACTTTTTTTTTAAAAAAAAAAGTTGTAAGGGACTGCATTATAGGAATTTTGGGAAAACTGGGAAAATTTCAGGAAACCACTGAGTCGAGAGCCGTGGTCATTGTTTCTCCAACCATGGTTAATATACTACGTCTATACATTAAAATATTCTTACGTATTTTATTACGCAACTTGTCATTTCTTTCTTGCATCATGGTTTTATATTTAACATCATATTTTTTCCATTCGACGTGTTTCGTGTTAAACCGCACAATTTTATTTTTACAAGCTTCTTTATAACTATAGCGTATGATTTCTTTATCAACTTCAGCCCAGTCACATACTTGGTCAAAAGCGTAATTATCCGATAAGATCCAATTATGAGCATTCATTTTAATGAGGCTAGACTTACGGTCAGTTTGATAGATGAGTGTTTCATCAAAGGCGTTAATGATCACGGCTCTCCAAAGCTTTTGTTCAGGATCAGGGTTGTTATATAACATCTCTCTTGAGAAGTTAATACCCATTATTTTCAGAAGATACGGAGAAGCTACCATTAATGTGCATATTTATCTATCAGACCTGAAATGAGTATTTTGTAATTTTTAATAATTTTTTTTATTTCTTTATTTGGTTTATGTTCTTCAAAAACTGCTACATCAGAGTAGAGTTTATCAATGAAATCAACACGTTCCATATGTTCTAACGAACTCAAATCTATTACAAAACTATCTTCATAGTCCTTGTTAAGATTAAGCATCTCGGATAAATTAATTTTCATACCTTATAGCCTCCTTCTATTACAGTAAATTTACGTGAACCACGCCTTACGATCTTTTTCTTTATCCTAGGTTGTTTTTTTTCCAAGATAAATTGACCGACCTCTATTGTAACATCCTGAGATGCTTTTGTAACATACGACAGCATCTTTTTTTGTTGATCAGGGTTCATGCAATTTTCTAAAATTAAAGTACTAATATAGATATAATCATCAAATTGTAATTTTTTAGCTAAAAAATCAAATATCTCTGCATAATCTTTCATAATTCCTCTTTTATTTTCTTTTGTTTTTGATACGTGATATTTTTGCTCTTGTACGTTGGTAGCTGACTTTCACAGTTTGGGCATACAAATCGTAGATTTTTAAGCCTGTTATCATTATTAATACCATTAATATGATCTAATACAAGTATTAATTTTTCACCCTCCCATGTTGGTAGAGTTTCACACACAGAGCAAATATAAGGTATTAGCTTATATTCTATTATTCTTTGTTTAATACGATGCCTAGCGTACGTAGAATCTTTTACAAATACATCTTTGTTTTTATATTTTTTAAATCGTTGTTCTCTAAACTTTAAAGATTTAGTGGTGCCTTTATCTTTACGAGGTTTTTTCTTGGGAGTCAGCAACCTTTACTCCTGAATGACCTGACCCACCACAATCTTCACAAGTTTTAGTGCGTAGGTGTATTTTAGATAAACGATCTGTAATAACATAACCATTTCCTCTACACGTAGCACATATTATATATTGCTTCTTTTTTTTTCGTCTGTCTAGAACCTTTTGTACACTTGATTTCCAAGCATCGTCGAATTGCCCCATCAGTCTTTACACTGACAAAGCTTTCCGAACAAACGTTTTTTTACCCATTTATATTTTTCTACAAAGTATTTAGATACTTTTTTGTAGGGTCTAACAACTTTTTTCTTTAAAAAATTTTTCATTATTACTCCTTGCTAGTACTATTTAATAACTTTTTTCTGTATTTGTCTACAGTGGTGTTATCCCTTTTTGCTTGGAATTCTAAATAATCATTTACTAATTTACCGATCATTGCTGCTGGTGCTCTGAACTTTTTCTCACACAAAGCCCTTAAAACATCATAATCCTCAACTCTTACTGCTACACTTTTCCATCTTGTTGTATCCATTTTCTTCCTTTCTATATATAGTTACATAAGATAACTAAGATACTATATATATGGGATAAGTCAAGAGATGTTGACATATAATAACAGCTAATGTTATTGTATAAATATAAGGAGTAACAATGAAACTTTTAAATGAAAAGATTGCATTAGAACATCTTTGGACTCAACTGTACATAAAACATGGTGTTTACACACCTGCTATGGTTCCTTTAACAAATAAAATTAAGGAACTAACAAAGAAATTAATTGTACAAGACCAAAATAATATGCATAAAAGATTTCACAACCAAGCTAAGTAGCTTGACCAAAGTCGTTGCCTAGAGCAACATCTATTACACTTGGAACATTTAGTTCCACGCAAGACTCCATCTCTCTCTTTATTTTCTCCACGTCCTCATCATTGGCAACGTTAAAACATAATTCATCATGTATTTGTACAATAGGTAAGTAACCTTTTTTGTAACAATTAACAATTGCTTTTTTAGTCTGATCGGCCGCTGATCCTTGGATCAATCTATTTAAGGCCTTGTATGTAAAACATCTTTTAATATTGTTACGTCCATATTTAGCAACGGCATTCTCAAAAGTTTCTGGACTATGTAAACCAAAATCTCTTGGCTCCCACATATTAAAACGACATTTACGTCCAAGCTTTGTTCGTATCACTCCCTGATCATTTGCTTTTTTCATACAACGATCCGACAATAATTTTACAAAAGGTACTTTACGATTATACTTAGCAATTAAACTATTAGCTTCTTCATATTCCAGGCCGAGCATCGTGGCTAGTTTTTTCTTACCCATACCATACATCAATCCTAGTCCAATAGTCTTTGCTTCTTTACGACCGATACCACAAATATCGGCTACGGTTTGATGAAAGTCTGCATCTGCATTCGCATACGCTTCTACTAATTCTGAAGATCCTTCATAGCCTTCACCAATACTAGAAGCATAGTGAACCACGAGCCGTGGTTCTTGCTGACTATAATCGAAACTTCCCCACTTGCAACCTTCTTCAGGTAAAAATAAACCACGTATCATTGGGCCGAACTCTTTGTTTCTGGCAGGCAATTGTTGGAGATTAGGATTCGACATTGATAACCTACCAGAAACGGTTCCACCAGAGTCGTTTCGGAGTTGTTGTATTTCAGCATGTATCCGACCCTTGTGTTCGTATTTCATTATACTAGATAAAAATGTATTATGAAATTTATTTATTTCTCTAGCTTCTACAATTAGTTTACTAATAGGTGCTTGAGAGTTACTTAACCATTGTTGCGTGAAGCTTGGTTCACCAGTCTTTTCTGTTTTAGGATACTCAATGTTTAATTTATCATAAGCCCAACTAATTTGTCTGGCGGCCCAAATGTCAATATCCTTACCGATAAGTTTTTTTATATCTTGTAATGTTTTCTTTTCTCTTACCTCAAATGTAGTTTTTAATTTTTCTGCTTTAGCTCTATCAACACGTACACCCTTTTGTCGCATCTTAATTAAAATAGGAAGCAGATCTCTTTCCAGCTCCCAAATAGTTGTAAGGCTTTGCTTTTCCATTTCATGTTTAAAACGTTGCCATAAAAGATACGTGAGCCGTGCATCTTGTTCCGCATAATGTCCAACATGTTCAGCAGGCAACTTCCACATCTCAGCCTTTGGATCTACACCATGAGCTTTTGCAGCTTCGTTCAAATCACCCTCTGCTTTTATCTCTCCTAAATATTCTCTTGCTAGTGCGTTTAATTTATACGTGTATCTGTTTTCATCTATCAATGCTCCTGCGATCATGGTATCGACAATTTCCCCACGAACGTCGATACCATAAGCGTTCAACCATCCCACATCATATTGTGCGTTATGGAATATCTTACGACAAGGTAACTTACAAACATCATGCATGTATTTTAATACTTGTTCCTTGATTAAATTACCACCACCAAAATGTTCTATGGGGTAGTAACCTTCCCAACCTTCTGTCGCAATTGCAAAGCCAACTATTTTACCTTTACCTGTTGCCCAACCTGCTCCTAAACCTCCATTGATTCCATCGTCTTTAGTTTCTAAATCGATAGCGATCTCTTTTGCTCCTGATAAATCTTTGTATTCAGGTGGAGCAGTCCACAAATTCTTCTTATAGTTTAATATTAGCTGTAATGATGTCATAAAACCCCCAGAAAACAAGGGTTTTTACCCCTAAATCCATTTAAATGGCCGTAGAAGGCCTGTAAATAATCTTTGTTTATGATTCTACCTTGAAAACTATTCATAATCACGTTCTAATATCATTTCGCAATAGTGTATGGCTTTTCTTATATCTTCAGCCTTACCTTTCTTAGAATGACGGCATATATATTTTAAAACATTACCTTCGGCAAACATTATTTTATTCTCATTTATAAATTGAGAAGGTTGTATCTTAAAATCTTTGTAATGGTTCCCTCCTTTCTGCCATAAGGTATCAACATCTTCGACATGCTCATACACTTTATTTACTAATACAGAAAACTCTTCTACAAGTTTTTTAGGCACCTGGTCATTCTCTTCAAAAAACTTTAATAAGCTATGACAGATAGACGTATCTTTTTTATTTTTCACGTTTTTCTTTTACCTCTTTTTTATTTACATAATAATTGTTTTCTTCTACAGTTCTTAAAGTAAATCCCTTTGACAATAAATTCCATAGCTTACCTTCTACTTCATGTTTGGTGGGTCTTGTTTTAAACTCCATCTTATAATTTATAACATATTTCAATTATAAAACACCTGAATTTTGCAAACCTATGATTGTATAAACCAAGGTATATAATAATAAAAATTCCATTATTCTCCTCCTAAAGGTAAATTATAAACCTCTCTAATTTTTTTTAATAATTTTAAACTAGGGCCATATCTTTCAGCAATTAAATTTATTATGTGTGTAGAGGACACATCTAAATCAGAAGCCATTTGATGCACATCTATATTTTTATCTTTCATTATTTTCTTTAACATCATTTTTTTTCTCCCTTATCAAACGTATGGTAAACAAGCACAAAAGTTTCACATTCAGGGCAACTTAAATTAGTTACCATATCATGTTCTTCATCTTCTTCTGCGTCATGATCTCCACCCCATATTAATTCTGTTCCGCAATGCCAACACTTCATATTATCCTCCTTCTTGTATATAAGTTAANTAGTCTTGTCCGATTGGATAGTTATACCTAAAGTCTGTTGATAAAATATGTAAGGAATTTTTTGCTCTAGTTACTCCAGTATAATACACTCTTCTTTCATCAGATCTTTCTGCAACATTNTTATGTGAAAAAGAAGCAGGCCAGTTTGCTTTTGAGTAAATACAAACGTGATTTGCTTCACCACCTTTGACACTATGTATCGTGTCTATAATTATTTTAGGTTTATTGTTTAAACTTTTTTGACCATACTTTTTCAGCAACTCAATAAAATATAACATTTGTTTATGTTGGAAGTTTCTTTTTAAAATTTCCCACCAAGGTTTTTTCTTGTCCTCTGCTAACATATCTAAGCCTGCCCACTCTAGTAAATCTTTAAAAGTAAAGGATTGTGATACAGGAATATCATTCCAAAATTTAGATGTACGAAAATCAAAATGTTTTAACTCTCTTATATATTTATACATATTCTCTGCTTGTTCTTTACTTATACTATTATCTTTTGATACAGAAGTCCATGATTTAATGGCTTCCCACTGTCTAGAGTCAAATGATTTGTTACCTTGGTTGTCTGAAAAATATAAACCTTTACTCTTAGCAGACATCTTTAATTCATTTACAGTTGAGTGTACTCGTCCTAAAATATACCAACTTCCAGATAACTCATGAAAAGGTATTTCATAAAAATTAAGATATCTTTTTATGTAACCAGATCCACCACCGTGTTCATATTTTTTATCAACACTATCTAAAATACCTCTTCTTATTATAGAAGAAAAGTGATGGATGTTTTTACCGAACCTTCTTGTCTTTCTTAATATTACCTTACGACCAGGAAAGTATGTAGTAAAAAATTTAGGGTCAGCACCGTTCCATCTGTAAATACCTTGGTCATCATCTCCTGCTAAATAAATACGTTTTGTACTGTCAGCCATTTTGTATATGACAGACCATTGTAATGGTGTAAAATCTTGGGCTTCATCTAGTATCAATACTTCTAATTTAGGAAAGTCTACTTCATCAATAGCCCTTTCAATCATATCTGTAAAATCTATAAAGCTATCTTTTTTATAATGCTCATAAGCATTTATTTTTCTTGCAAATATATCTAGGTTATCTTTTTTGTAAGACTCTTTTTTATATACAAGCATTGGGTCAGCTAACATGTTTCTTGCTTTATCGTAAATACCAAGCGACCAGTCTTTATACATAAAACCATCATCAGATAATCTCTTATCCGATGTTTTTATTATTTTAGTTTGCAAAGCATAATCTAGCATACAGTTTTTAGGATCAAATACTTCCTCTTCAAAGTAACGTCTACAATACTTATGTAGTGTTTTAAACCTTTGAAAGTCATCTAGCGTGTATTTAGTAAAGTGTGCTAAGGCTCTATCCACTGCTGTATTTACTGCTTTGTTTGTAAAGGATATAAAAGCAATGTCTTTAGGATGCACTCCTTTTTGTAAATACTTCTTTAGTATACGTTCAATTAACGTATATGTTTTACCTGTTCCTGGTGGACCAAATATCTTTACAGTCTTTTTATATATTTGTTTCTGTTTCTGGTTTTTTAAATTTTTCATGAAAGTCATTGTCCATTTCTGATATATCTTCTTTCCTTGTTTTCTTTTGTATTGCTTGGTGGCTTACAAACTCTGGCATACCTACATACCATACATTTTTTTCACCTTCTTTATAATCTGCTCGCTTACAATTTAACATACGTAAAGCATCGGCCGTAGTGTTAAAGGTCCTTGATGCGTGTTTCTTGAGAAACTTATCTAGTGTCAGCTTTTTAAAATAACATACGTTAGACTTAGAATCTAATACCACGTAACCATCTTTTAATCTATCAAACTTATCTTGTTCAATGTGTGATTCGAAAAAATCCTTGAGTACAGAATATCTTTCTTCCTCAACATTGTCCATGTACTGATGATCCGCAGACTCTTCTGCTTTCTCTACAATACTTTTCATTAACAGTTCAAAGATACTAGGTCCTTTTCTAGGTTTTGGTAATGTTAACCAATATACTTTATGTCTAAGTAATCGTACACGCCATGCCTTCTCATCTTTCATATCTTCTGGAGATACCGTGATGCGTGATCCTTTGTAATCGAACTCCCACCAAATATTCTTAGTATCTTGAATATATACAATGTTTTCAAAATGACTAATGATGTCTGGAACAACATCAGCTAACCCAAGCTTTCTTGTCTTACAAACATCCTTGTTACATATAGGACTATACTCTGGGTGTTTTGGTGGACATTGATAACTGTAACCAGATTTATGAATAGACTTAGCTAATGTCATGACCTCATTAGGAGGCAACGGTGCAGTAAAAATATCTTTATTACGTTCTTGCATGATTGTAAGTAAGTCTGAATAATTAAGACCTGGATTTTTTTTCATCTCCAATACACATACATTGTATAAGTATTGGTGACGCATACCACCACCCCATTTTTCTGTTACTAATTTTTGTACGCAAGGTGGGTAGTGTGACCACTGTGTTTCAATATCATTTTCTTTTACAACTAATTTAAAAAAATCTGTTGGTTTAATTGTTCTTTCTTTAGCTATCTCTAAAAATTTACCTACCATAACAGGAGTATTATTTGAATCAAATGCAAACTCCATAGACGCATTCATATTAAAGTAAGGCATGTTTAAAGCTTTATTACAGGGGAATATCTCTAAGGCTAAGAAATACTGTTCATTTATCTCACCCATTTTACTAACAATTTTATCCACAGAAGCGGACTCACTAAAGAATACAAATAGATGCAATCCTCCAGATTTAGATTTCACTGGAACAAAAGGTAAGTTATAACGTTTTATAATCTCTACAACTTTCTTTTCTGAGAAGTCTTTATAATTGTTAGGGTCGATATCAATACAACCCCATGTGCAAGTGCCGTCTACTTCTGGTCTAAGACCTAAACGTAGTTCACCTTCTAAATGTTTTTTCCACACTTCAGCAGTAACTGGGCTGTGTATAGTCTTATACTTCGCACCCTTTTTACCCCTATCATCATCCTCTCCCGTAAGAGAGGATGTGAGATAGCGAGTATTGTCACACTGAAATAGCGACAATAGTTCTGAATGCATTAGAAGGGTGTATCTTCTTCTTTGCTTTTAGAAGCAACAGGTTCCTCATTAAATCTTACCTTACCAAAGATTTCACTAGACTTTGCAGTTTCGTAAAATGATTTAGTAGTTTCTAATGTTACAGAGTCTGTTGGTTTATCTAAGAACCTTTCAAATTCTACAACCCATCCATACCAACTATTCTGAGAGTTAGACTCTTTTGTAGTTATTAGTTTGTATGCTGTTGCCCATGAAGGAGGACAGAAAAAGCCATTCTTTCCTTTCATCCTTCTTGATTGTATCATGGAGTTCCACAGTTTTGATTTCTTCTTCTGTGTTGACTTCATAGTAATCAAAGCACTTTCTAAAGGGTTACCCTCTTTATCTAAGATATATACAAAGTGGTTACCAGTATCTTCAATATAGTTTCCACTTTCTAGTCTATCTTTCCCATCATCTGCTCTAGATGTTTTCTGCATGATAGAAGGATCGGTGTGAATGCCAATTGGTCTACCTGGACTATCTCCCCTATCTTTCCATTCATTAAAGGTATTAATATAAAGACATGGAACTACAATGATACCGTCTTTACCCTTATATAAAGAGCCAGTAGTTTCATTATATATATCACCTTGTCTTGCCGTTTCTATAAACTTACCATCGCTTTCGTCTAGCACTGGTGAATTAGAATATAGGATCTTCAGGATAGGAAGCTTGGCATCACGAGCTGTGATGTTTTCTGCTCCTTGTCCTGCAAAGTCTTCCAAGTTCGTCAGAGTCGGAAGGTTCTCTTTAGTTTTTGCTACTTGAGTCATGTTTATTCCTTTTTTGTTATTTTGGTTTGATTTCCGACATATACACCAAGTAAAGACATATCAATATTATCTCCATTTTGTATGCGTTCCCTAGCGAACCCTTTCAATGTCATGGGTTCAATTTTCTCTTTACGAGAAACTGTAAAGCCTCTGTTTATTAAGTTCGTCATACAGGGCTGCGGCTTCATTATCTTGGGATCGATTAAAGTTAGCAGTCATCTGATTTTTAATCAAATCACCATAACCGTTTTCTCTCATCCAAGTAAATGCTTCTTCCGTTTTCGATGCAGGAATCTTCGCAGATACTACTTGTCTTAAATCTACTTTGTAGCCATCTGTAAGTTCTATAGATCGGACACCTGCTTGTTGCATTAAGTCTGGGATACGTTGTTCAGAAATAAACCTTTCTTGTTCTTGAAGTTTTTTCGTTTCTTCTTGTTGCTCTTCGATTTGTTTCTGAAGTTCCAATAACTTATTACATTCATTTGCTATGTCACCAGTTAGACCTGTGTCAACGGTAACTTTTGCTTCTTGTTCTAAGTCCATAAGACCTCCTTTCTCTTATGATAATATAAAAAAAACTTGCAATGTCAAATAAAAAAGTTAAGATAAGCAATATTATAATATGACACAGCAATTTACATACAAAACAAAACCTTTTGAACATCAGAGAAATGCTTTGAAAGCAGGGGCTAATCAAGATTATTATGCTTACTTTATGCAAATGGGTACAGGTAAAACAAAAGTAACAATTGACAACATGAGTTACTTATATATTCAAAATAAAATTGATACTGTAGTAGTAGTTGCACCAAATTCTGTGTATCAGAATTGGTTAATTGAATTAGAAGTGCATTGTTCTGTCCCTTATAAAACGTTTACACATAAGTTAGATAAAAAATATAAGTACAAAGAAAAACATTTAAATTATTATCTTATAAATGTAGAAGCCTTTTCTCATACAAAAGGTTTTAAACTAATTGAAAAGTTATTAGGAGAACGTGGTTTAAAACTAGCAATGGTAATTGATGAAGCTACTACTATTAAAAACAGAACTGCTAGTAGAACAAAAAATTTAATTAAGTTAGGACGTGGTATAAAATATAAAAGAATACTTACAGGTTCTCCTGTAACAAAATCACCATTAGATTTATTTGCTCAATGTGAATTTTTAAAACAAAGTTTATTAGGACATAAAAGTTTTTATACGTTTCAAGCACGGTATGCTATTTTAAAACAACTTAGTCTACCTGGTCAAAGAAGTACTATGATACCTATTGGTTCACAAAACTTAGAAGAGTTAGAACAAAAAATAAAAACATTTTCTTTTAGAGTAACTAAAGAAGAGTGTATGGATTTACCAGATAAGGTTTATCAAAAACGAGATGTTGTTTTAACTACAGAACAACAAAATTATTATGACCAATTAAAAAAACATAGTAGGGCTATGCTATTAGATGACATGGTTTCTTTTAATAATAAACTGACTGAAATAATTAAACTACAACAAGTATGTAATGGTTTTGTTCGAACAGATAGTGGCGATACTATAGATCTAAAAGATGCTAAAATGAAAGAGTTGTTTCAGGTATTAGATGAGCATGAAGGCAAAGTAATTATATGGTCTAGCTTTGTTTACAATATAGAAACTATAATTAAAAAGTTAAATGAGAAGTTTGGTAAAGGTTCTACTGTAGCTATTTATGGAGCAGTATCTGTTAAAGATAGGAAAGACAATGTACATAAATTTCAAACAGATTCTAAAGTACGTTTCTTTGTAGGTAATCCAGTGACAGGAGGTTATGGTTTAAATCTTACAAAAGCTACCTTAGTTGTATATTACAACAATAGTTTTAATTTAGAAGTACGAACACAATCAGAAGACAGAGCACATAGACATGGTCAGGAAAAACAAGTAACCTATGTTGACTTGATAGCCAAAGGTACAATAGATGAGTTTGTTGTTAAGAGTTTAAAAAGCAAACACAAACTTAGTGCTCAAACACTAGGAGAAGAAGTAGCTGAGTTCTTGTAATACGTATCAACTTTAGCTAACCATTTTCTTTGATACATATCTAGCATCTCTTCATTCATAGTAAACTTTTGAAACAATAAATCTTTTGTGCATACAAGTATGACACCTTGTTTTACCTCTTCAAAATTATCACTATAGGCTTTACTGTAAGCTGCAATTTGATAATAATAATCTTCTATCCACTCTTCTCTTTTTGGTTTATTGGATTGTTTAAAATCTAGTATGGATAACTTACCATCATATACTCCTACAACATCTGTAGATCCAGCATACAAATCTTTATAATGTAGTGTTACTTCTGTACCCCATACTTCTGTAAACTTTTCTAAATTTTCTATAATAGTATGAGCCATGAGGCGTGCTAAGTTGCCATTGGTTGATAAGTTCAAATACCCGTGGCCCTTGAGATATTGTTCTAGTACATAATGCATTTCTGTTCCACGTCTTGCAGCTTGAGCCGTGATCCGTGCTGCCTCGTCATAACCTACTCTTTCACGCCACTTGTCTAAAGATTGTTTTTTCTCAGGAGGTTGTGTTGCACTGAGTATAGTAGTAACAGAAGGTATTTTCTTTTCCCCTATATTATAGGTCCTACCTGTTTCTTCATCGTTTCTGGAATAGTCTTTATGATTGTATTTATTAACAATCTTAAAACCAGATACTGTAAAGGATTTATCAGTCTTTGTTATCTTCATCTACGTACAAGTTGTTAAAGGTATATTCAGGGTTCATATAAGATTCATCTTCTTCCGCACTAAATTCATATTGACTTGGTATAAAGTCTGGTGCACCTTGACCCGTGACCCATAAAGCAGGATTAGTTACTCGTACTCTATTGTTTGGTTGAGCTACAATCTGTCCTTTAAACTCACCACTAGTAATGGCAAGTATGTGTGATTGTTTGTGTTGTGCTACATCATCACCTAACGCATTTATGTCATCACCGTTAGTGTAATCAATAGTAAAATAATATTTAGCATTGTAAAACTGACCATCTATTTTTGTAATCCAAGGACTACTACTGGTTCTATCATATTTTATAATAGTGAAATCTCTACTCGAACAATCCCAAGGTTGTACAAAATGATTAGGTACTCTTGGAGGCCATACATCTAATTGTTCATCAGCTACTAATGATTGTATCGGCATTCGAGCCCACATAGCTCCACCATGAGGACCTTCTAACCGATTGTCTTCATCCTCACAACCTGTAAACACCACTTGAAACGACAAGGATCTATCTGGTATAGCAGTGACTGCAATGGCAAGTCCGTGTATGAACTCGCCATGATAGTCTTTATGATTGTTTGTAAATTCTTTTCGTACCCAACATTTAAAGTAAGGTATGTTGCATGTTAAATAAGCCATGCCTTATCATAACTAATTATAATAAGATTACAACTAGTTATTTTTATTTCTATTTTTAGCTGCTAACATTCTTTTACCAGAAGCCGTTAATCTACTTTTAGCAATAGGTTTTGCCTTAGTCATTGGATCTTTTTTAGTTACTTTAGCAAAAACAGATTTTGAAATTAAACCAGATTGCATAAGTTTATTTATTACTCTGATATCATTTCCAGTAAACCTACCAGTTGTATTACCTGCTTTCTTACCTGTCTTATCAAACTTACCAACATTATATCTAGAAGCATTACTTTTCTGACCTCTTACTCCAATACCGTCTTTAGCTTTGATCATT